GTGCAGTTGCAAGACGGATCGTTTCGCGTCACGACTTGGGACTCGATTGAGCCGACGGCGCTGCTTGCGCGTAAGAACGGCGATGTGCTGATCGGGAAGAACGGCTACGTCGGAAAGTACTTCGGCTATCAAGACTATCAGTCGGCGTACCGGATGCAGTATTACACGAACCACGCCGACCTTGGCAACGCCAACGTCACGTCGTTGCTCAAGCGCCTGAAGGTGGTAGTGATCGGCGGCACCAACCAGTACGTGACGATGAAGTGGGGCTTTGACTTTATTGCCAACTACCAGTCGGCCAGCGCTTTGATCCCAACGCAAGGGGTCAGCGAATACGGCATTGGTGAGTACGGCATTGCTGAATATTCTGAGGGCGTGGCCCTGCAAACGCTATCGGTGTCGGCAAGCGGCAGCGGTAAAATCGTGCAAACAGGCTACGAGACCAACATCAGCGGAGCGCCTTTGTCAATTCAACGGATTGAGATTCAGTCCAAAGACGGGAAAATATCATGAGTAACTACACCAAGAGCACCAACTTTGCGACCAAGGACGCGCTGCCCTCGGGTGATCCCCTCAAGATCGTCAAGGGCACTGAGATCGACACTGAGTTCAACAACATTGCCACGGCTGTGGCGACCAAGGCTGACACGGCGTCACCGACATTGACTAGCCCAACACTGGTGACACCTGCGCTTGGCACCCCTTCCAGCGGCGTGTTGACAAACGCTACAGGTTTGCCTTTGACCACCGGCATCACAGGCATCTTGCCCATCGCCAACGGTGGCACGAACGCCACAACAGCATCCGATGCTCGTACAAGTCTTGATGTTCCTTCTAACACAGGGACAGGCGCAAGCGGTACTTGGGGGATCAGCATCACAGGCAACGCAGCTACGGCGTCTAACGGCGGCGTGACAAGCGTGAACGGCAGTACAGGCGCGGTGACATTGGATATTGTCCCAAGCAGCATTACCGCTATTGGCAGTATTTTGCTGGTCGCAAACACCACAACAAGCAATTATTTACCGGGAAACACAATTGCAGGATCAAGTTTGTATTACCCAACTACGATTACACAAGTTACAACTTTTGTTTTTACAGAAGGAACTAGCACCTTGCCCACAACTGCATTTCGGGCCAACTTAACCACTATTGATTTAATGACAGTATCTCAAAGAAACACAAGCGGTAACACCGGATATACAGTCCCCGGAGGGCACACTGCATTGTCTGGAACTTGGAGAGTTTTGTCTATTGGTTTAGCGCGATCTTCATCTTATGACAGTACCTACAACACCACATCATCAATTTCTAATTACTTGTTTGCCCAAAGGATTTCATAATGAATTACACAACTGTTGAAAATTTAATTTGGACAAGAAACCGCGATGTGGTTGACTGTGTTGTTGATTTTGCTGGTATTGGCAAGGTTCCTTTCACTGCAAGTCCCAATGATTTGCCGCACAGTGTTGAAATTTACAACCGCTGCTTGGCAGGTGATTTTGGCCCGATTGCAGATTACGTGCCGCAGCCAGATGAAGGCCCACAAGAACCGTCCGCAATTCCTATTGAAATGCAAATCCCTTCCACAACACCGGGGGCAATTTTGTAATGGCTGAAATCAAAATCGGCTGCGTTGCCAACCTGTACTCACGCATGATGCACTTCAAAACTGCTGGCGACATTGAGGTTGGGCATACGCACCAGTTTGACCACCTGACGCTGCTCGCCAAGGGCAAACTCAAGGTCACGGTTGAAGGTAACGTCACTGAGTTCACCGCACCGCACATGATCTACATCCACAAGGACAAAGTGCATGAGCTTGAGGCGCTTACCGATGAGACAGTGGCTTACTGCATTCACGCTCTGCGCGACAAGGAAACAAACGAGATTCTTGACCCAAGCATGATCCCAGCAGGTGTTTCTGCGTTATCTTGCGCCGCGCCGGTGGTACAAATATGATCACGCACCACTTCAGCGATGGACTGTACGCCAAAGAGGCCGCATTCGCGGCTGGCACGGCCATCCTGAAGCACACGCATGACTTCAGCCACCTGTCGATCCTGGCTGCGGGCAAGGTGGCAGTGATGAAGGGCGATGAGGTTGAGGTGGTCGAGGCCCCGGCCTGCATAGAAATCAAGGCTGGCCTGACGCACGGCGTTAAGGCCATCACGGATTGCGTTTGGTTTTGTATTCACGCCACTGACGAGAAAGACCCGTCAAAAGTGGACGACGTTTTGATTGGAGTTTAATATGCCGTGGATTTCAGGTGGATTAGCATTAGCGGGTGGTTTGCTTGGCGGCAGCTCTGCCCGCAGCGCAGCCAACACACAAGCAGCATCGCAAGAACGCATAGCACAACTTGCGCTTGAAGAAAACCGGTTCCGTCCGGTGGGCATCACGACACGCTTCGGCCAGTCGCAGTTCCAGACTGACCCGCAAGGCCGAGTATCAGGGGCCAGCTACACGCTCGACCCACAACTCGCGGCCATGCAAGACCGCTTCTTGGGCCTAGCGGAGGGTGGTCTGACGCAGGCCGAGCAAGCGCGGCAGCAGTTTGCGCCATTGCAAGGTGCAGCGCAGGGTCTGTTTAGCCTCGGACAACAGTACTTAGCCCAATCACCCGAAGATGTTGCGCAGCAGTACATGGCCGGGCAGCAGAACCTGTTGGCCCCCAGCCGTGAGCGCCAGCTTGCACAGCTCCAGAACCAACTGTTCCAGACAGGCCGTGGCGGCTTGGCCGTGGGCGCAACAGGTGAGCGACCAAGTGGTGCGGCAGGGCTCGGCGCAGCCAACCCCGAGATGGAGGCGTACTACAACGCCTTGGCCCAGCAGGACGCTGCTTTGGCAACGCAGGCCATGCAGGCCGGGCAGCAGCAGGTGGCGTTCGGTGCAGGTCTGTTTGGCACGGGTGGCAACCTGCTCACACAAGGTTACGGCGGTCAGGCTGCTGCGCTTGACCCGTACAGAGCGTACTTGGCTGGCGCAACTGGCTTGGAGAGTTTGGGCCAGCAGCCTTTGCAGCTTGGCATTGACATTGGTGCCAAGGGTCAGAGTTCGGGTGGTGCTCAGGCGCTGCTGCAAGGCGGCATGGGCGCGGCCAATACCCGATTCGCAGCCAACGCCTACAACCCGTTTGCTACTGCGCTGACGGGCGTGAGCCAGAGCCCTGCGCTGACGCGAGGTGTATCCAACATGTTTGGCCAAACACCATTCTCAGGCACCGCAATATCAGGCCCAACCAGCATGTCGCAACTCGACTATGCTTCTTTGAGCGGCTACTAAGGAGTAAGACATGGCAGAAATCGTGCAATCTTTGTTCGGCGTGACGCCGGAGTCTTACCAACAGGCCCAGCAAGACCGCATCAACGCGCAGGCCATGCAGTACGCCCGGCTCGACCCGTTCCAGCAGGCGCAATACTCTATTGGCCGTGGGGCCAACATGCTGGGCGGCGCTCTTGGTGGCGCTTTGGGTGCGCAAGACCCTGAGTTGGTCAAGATCAGCGCTCGTCAGCAGATCGCCCGTCAGCTCAACCCCAACGACCCGGCCTCGATCCAGCAGGCCATTGCTGCGCTGCAACAGGTGGGTGACGCTGAGGGCGCGATGATGCTGCAAGGCGAGTACCGCAAGCTGCAAGAGAGCAACGCCCTGGTGGCGCAGCGCAGCGCTGCGGAGAAGGCGTCGCTGGCTCAGGCTGGCCGTGAGCGCACGCAGGCATCGCCCAAAGAAGTGCAGTTGGCTAAGGCCGTTGCCGAGTTGTCTGGTTTTCCTGAAGGCACGCCGGAGTACAACACGCTGTACGCCGCTTCATTGACAGACCAGATGGCCCCCAAAGAACCCAAAGGCCCAGCGTTTGGTACTGACCGTGAGGCTGTGGCCGCAGAGGTCTACGGCAAACCTTTCGGCCAACTGACGCAGTTAGAGCGTGCGGCGGTCAACAAGCGCGTCGAGGAGGAGGGTGGTCGTAAGGCTGCTGCTGGCGCGGCCAAGTTAGTCCTGCCCGGCGAGAAGGCTCTGGTGGACATCCCAGGCTTTCGCGCAACGGTACAGAAGACCATCGAGCCGCAGGCCAAGGCCGTGTTCGCTGCCGACAATGCGCTGACCAACATTGAAGACTCAATCAGGACCGGCAACTTTGCGTCGTACCGCGCCGCGCAGGTGCAGTTTGCCAAGGCCATCGCAGGTGCTGGTGATCTGAGCCAGAAGGAATTGAAAGCGGCGGGGGCTGACCCTGCGCTGTTGGGTGGCACGGCTGACTATCTGTCGAGCTTGTTCACCTCAACGCCGACGCTCGACACACAGAACAAGATCAAGCGCACTTTGCAGGCGATCAAGAAGGTGTCCACCGACAAGGCCAACGCCGAGATCGACAGCCAGCGCAAGATCGCGCTGCGCAACAAAGGGTACGATCCAGATGCGGTCAACGCAGCGTTGAACTTCCCTGAGTTCCAAGCTGCACCAACCCCTGCGGGGGGTGGTAGCCTTGCTGAACAAGCGGCAGCCATATTGAAAGCCCGACAAGCCGCAACATCTGGAGGCCGATAAGATGGCACTTGACCTGTCCAAACTCTCAGATGCAGAACTGCAAGCCATCTCGTCCGGCAACCTGAATTCGCTGTCAGACGAAACGCTGCGCATGATTTCAGGTGGCGATCAAGCGCCCGCAGGCGACTATCGCGTTGAGGCCGCCCGCAAAGGTCTGGCAGGCACTGCGGGTATGGTCTCCGGCATAGGCAACGTCGTGTCGGAAACGCTGTCGAGCTTAGGCATCAATCCGCTGGATGTTTCTGCAAAATTGGCTAGTTATCTAACAGGTACGCCACAACCCGCGCAGCGCGCGCCTGTTCCAACTGTGCAAGCGTATCAAGCTGGCCGCGACGTTGCGCGCCAGCCCATCATGGAGGCGCTGGGCACGACAGGTGCGCGGCCACAGACAGGTGGGCAGAAAATCCTTGCAGCAGGTATTGAAGCTGCTGCGTCGCCCGAGTCCTATCTGTTCCCTGCGCTGGCTGCGACTCGCCGTATGGGTTTGTTCGGCCAAGCGGCGATGCGCCCCGCCGAGCAAATTGTCGTAGGCGCTGGTGCTGAGGCCGGGGGTCAGGCTGGTGGAGCGTTTGGCGAGAAAGTGGGCGCGCCAGTAGTTGGTCAAGTCGCAGGCAGTTTGCTGGGCGGCGGCTTGTCTGCCTACGGTATGGGCACTGCTTTGAAAGCCGCGCCTCTGGCTGGCAAAGGCTTTGATCTAGCTAAGTCGCAGTGGGACAAGGTGCGCGGCACCGTGCCCGAGGACGAACTGCTCAAGGACGTGGACAACCGCATCAGCAACATCTTCATCGCGGCAGGTGCCGCCGACCCTAACTTCATGAAGACGCTGACCGACGCCGCCAAAGCGCAGCAAAGCGTGTCGCTTAAAGCGCCAGGCGGCGCAAACGTCCAGATGCCGGTGTCGTCGCTGTTGGCCGACAACCCTGTCATCAACAACTTCATCTCCAGCCTGTCGTCGCGGGACCCTGTGTTCCGCGCTCAGTACGGCAACCAGTATGAAGCGGCCAAGCAGGCACTGCTGCAAAACCAGATTCGCCTGTTTGGCGACCCAACCAAGGTGGCGGTCAACGTCGCAGGGGCTGACTTGGCTAAGGTGCAAGCCCGCCGCGTTCGGTCGTTGGATGAGCAAATCGCCGATGCGTACAAGAGCCAGTCGATTGACCCCAACGTGTTCGGCCAGCGTGTGTCGAACTTGGTGGACAAGAAGGCGGCGGCGGCCTACGCCGAGGTCAAGCCGCTGTACGGCGAAGCATTTGACATCGCCAAGACCAAGAATGTTGAGTTGCCCGCCGCATCGGTGGACGACATCTACAACTTTGTGGCTGGTGAGCGCGCGTCTGACGTGTTCAAGACGTTTCCTTCCATCTACGGCAAGGTGCAGTCCAAGTTTCGCCCCACGACCACAGAACCAAGCGCCATCTTGACCGCCGAGGGCGCTCCAATGACGCCTGGTGGCCGTGAGTTCAGCGCGGCAACGATTGAAGATTTGGACTCGCTCAAGCGCGAGATCAACCGCCAGTTGAGCAAAACCAACGAGCCGTCCGACATCCGACTGCTGACCGAGTTGAAGCAGCGCGTTGGTGGGCACATCGACAACCTCGACCCTGATTTCGTGACGGCGTATCGCAACGCAGACAGGGCCTACTTGCAAAAGGTCGGCTTGCCGTTCGACGCTGCAACGCTCAAAAACGTGGACCGCAAAAAGTTTGTCGAGCAAATCGCCCCTGCGATCATTGGCAACAAGTCGAACGTCGTAGAGTTCATTAACGCCACAGGCCCAGAAGGCACTCAGTTGGCCCGCCAAGCGTTCTTGGACAGCTTCACCAATGCTGCGGTCAAGAACGACGTTCTGGACCCCAAGGCTGCGGCCAAGTGGCTCAAGAAGAATGACGGCGGTGTCTCGCTCATCCCCGGCTTGCGTGACGAACTGCAAGGCGCGACCAAGGACGTGCAAGTGCTGCTGGACACTCGCCGCAAGCTCAACGCTGACTTTGAGCGTGTGGCTGGTGAGCAGATTCTTAGCTCGACCGGCATCCAAGACGCGCAGACGCTGGTGTCTAAGATGTACGGCGACTTGGGGTTCACTAACAAGTTCATGCAGCAGTACGGCGCAAACAAGGACGCGGTCAACGCTGCGCGGTCGTTCATGCTGGACGACATTGTGCGCTCCGGCGACCCGATTGCCACTCTGGCCGACCGCAACAAAGCCGCTGTGTTCAACCGTGTGTTCGGCCCGACCTACGCCCAGAAGGTGCAAGACTTTGCGGCTGTGGCCGACCGCCTGGCCCGCGACATCACCAACGTGCCGTTCCGTGGTGAGACCGTGCCCAAGACGCCGATTGAGCAGTTGACAGGTGTGCCGCCCGAGCAGATTCTGTCGCGCATCTACAACCCTGTGTCTGGCGCAACCTACGCCATCACATCGCTGTTCAGTAAGTTCTGGGCCAAGAAGGCGTCAGAGGCTACTGAGGAGCGCTTGAAGCAGTTGCTGCTCAACCCAAGCGACGCCATCAAGGTCTTCCAGGCTGTGCAGCCTCGCGTTGACAAACTGGACCCTAAGAAGATTCAAGACGCCATCGACGTTGGCCGCAAATACGGCGTCCAGTGGGTGCAAGATGCCGCGCAAGACGTTGCAACCGGCGCAGCGCGCGGTGCGGTCCAAGAACCACAGGAGTAAGCCATGCTTCCCCTCGCAGCGCTCATGGATGTCGGCGGCAAGCTGATCGACAAACTGATCCCAGACCCCGAGGCCAAGGCTCGGGCGCAGGCCGAGCTGGTCAAGATGCAGCAAGACGGCGAGTTGGCGAAGATGGCTAACGAGACCGACCTCTACAAGACCGAGCAGAACAACCTGACCGACCGCCTCAAGGCCGACATGGGCAGCGACTCTTGGCTGTCCAAGAACATCCGGCCCATGACGCTGATCTTCATCTTGCTGGCGTACTCGACGTTCGCCATGATGAGCGCGTTTGACTACAACACCAACCAAGCCTACGTCGAGCTGCTCGGGCAGTGGGGCATGTTGATCATGTCATTCTATTTTGGTGGCCGTACACTTGAAAAGATCATGGAGAAAAAGAAATGAAAGACAACTTCGACGAGGCTCTGAAGGCCATCCTCCACCACGAAGGCGGCTACGTCAACCACCCGGCTGACCCCGGCGGCATGACCAACCTGGGCGTGACCAAGCGCGTCTGGGAGGAGTGGGTCGGCCACGAAGTTGACGAGAAGACGATGCGCGGCCTCACGCCCGAGATCGTCGGCCCCATGTACAAGGCCAAGTATTGGGACAAGATCAAGGGTGACGATTTGCCCGCTGGCGTGGACTACTGCGTGTTCGACGCTGCCGTGAACTCAGGCCCAGGCCGTGCGGCCAAGTGGCTGCAAGCGTGCGTTGGGGTCGAGCCTGACGGCGGCATCGGCCCCAAGACGCTGGCTGCGGTGGCCGCCATCGACCCCGCCGATCTGGTCGAGGACTACGCCAAGCGCCGTCTGTCGTTCCTGATGGACCTGCCAACGTGGGGCACGTTTGGCAAGGGCTGGGGCCGACGAGTGACCGAGGTGCAGACCAGCGCCAGCACTATGCTTGCGTAGCCAACAGCAGCAGCGCAAGCCAAGACAAGCCCATCAAAGCCATCAGCAGCCAGTAGGCCAGCGTCCTGACCTGTTTGCGCCATGTAGAGGGCGGCAAGGGGCTTGCAGCGTACATGATGGGCTTGGCGTGCGCGACACGGGCCGGGCAGTTGCGGCCTTGGTTGCAGTTGTAATCACAGCAGTTCATGGTGCCTCCGTCTTGAGGTAGGCCGTCAACCGGGTGATCTTACCTTGGTAGAACTGGACCATCTTGGCAGCGTACTCTTGCGTGTCCTGCACTTGCAGCAGTTCACGCTTGGCAGATTCCAACTCGCGCAGGGCGATGACGTTGGCGGTAGGGGCGCGCAGTAGGTTCTTGATTTTCATGTGACGGCTCTCGCTTTCTTACGCATCGGTTGGTTTTGGGCAATCAGGTGGTGGTGAGTGCAGGCAATAGACCGCAGACCATTGGCCGTTAAACGGTCCCGCCCAATCACGAATGTAAATGTCTGGCATCGCCTTGAGCGTGTTGCGGAGCGTGTCCGAACGAACGCCAGTTGTATTAGACAATGATCGCAGGGAAAGCCCTTTGGGAGCCTCGCGCAGCAGTTCTCTTAGTTTAGGTGCGTGTGATGGTTTCATGAAGTATCTGTAGGCTTGTATTGCTGTTTTGAGGTCGGCTTCAAGTTCTGCCAGCCGGACCGTAGCGTCCTGGGCGAACTTGACCAGGTTGCGCATTTCCCAATCTTGAAATCGGCTCATAGGCGTGTGGCCCCTGCGAACATGGTGATGCGCTCACGGGCAACGCGCAGGGTGTTGTAGCGTTGGTGCAGGCGCTCCATGACCTTGATGCGGCGCTGCCCGAGCAGCTCCTCATCCAGCAGGGCTTTGACCTGCTCCTCAGTCATCGTCGCCAGCGCGTCGTTAAGGCTTCGCCATGTGTAGTTCAATTTTCTTCTCCAGTGATTCGATCAGGGTCTTGGTACGGTTGTAACTGCGGGTCGCGGCGTTGAGTTGCCGCGTCTTGTGCTTGATCTCGCTCTTGGCGATCTTCAGCCGGGCTTTGTATTGGTCAATTCGTTTCATTTGATGATCCTCATAAAAGCGCCGCATCGGACGCACTTGTAAAGTGGTTTGTCTGGGACTTCTTCCCAGCGGTGTTGGCAGGTCATGCTGTCACCTCACGAATCTCCCAGCCGAGCTGAAAATAGTTCCAGCGGGTTTGCATACTTGGGTTGGTGTACCGGCCCTTGACCATCTGGAAGTCGGTGTGCCCTTTGGTGCGCATGATCGCTTCAAATACCTTCTGTGCTTGTGTCATTTCAGTGCCTCCAAGGCGATAGTGGATAAATCTTGTTTGTCGTGCAGCGCGGTCCAAATCTTCGCGTCCACGGTCTTGTCGGTCAGCATGACGTAGCACCACACGGGGCGCTGCTGGCCGGATCGGTGCAGCCGTCCGACGGTCTGCTCGTACAGTTCAAGGCTCCACGGCAAGGACAGGAATACCAGATGGCACCCGCCGTGCTGGAGGTTAAGACCGTGGCCCGCCGATTTAGGATGCACGGCCAGCAGCTCAACTTCGCCTCGGTTCCAACGCTCGATAGCGTCGGCATCATCGAGTGTGACAAGCCTGGGCAGCCGTCGTTTAAGCTCGGCAAGCTCCTCTTTGTACTGGTAGACGATAAGGGTGTTGGCATGTTGGTTC